CATCCCTAAAATCTGCATCGCCCTGGGGCGTAAATGTTCCAGAAGATACTAAAGGCAATATTAAAACTAATAAAATTGCAACCACACTTATGATAAATGCTTTCTTTCTCAATTTTATTAAATTTTTAATTCTCATTTTACATCTCTTACATTTTAAAGATTGCAGGTCTTAATGCAATCATACTTTTAATTCTATCTCTTTCCTTTTCAAGTCTTGAGGCAACAGCAGTGAAGTGGGGATATGGTACTCCTTTAACTGCACTGAATGGTCCTATATTAAAACTGGTTGAGAAAGTATAAGTTGATCCAATAACATTAGCAATAGCATAAAGTCCTGCTTCTAGTTCCATATATCTCTTAATAAAATATGGGTTCTCTAATAATGTGACTAATGATCCAGAAGTATGTGTAAAGACTATTTGATCAACAACAATGTGAGTTAAATCAGTTACGCTTAAGATTTTACAAGCTTCCTTATATCCATCTGTATCTTCTATTTCTACCCAGTTGTCTGCAAGAAGTCCAGTTGAACTAACAACATCGATAGTGACTGAAGTTCCAATATCTGTTGATTCTAAAGCAGCACTTGTAGAAGTTTGAGTAGTTGAATGTTCTACCCAACCATGAACATATTTAAAATTACATAATTGATCTCCTTTCTTGAACTTATTAACTTCAGGAGAATCCCCATCCTGTGTAGATATAATAACCTTTCCTGATTCTCTGTAAACATTAAGGTATAATGGACTTAATGTATCTCCATCAATCTTAACTTCTCTTACAGCTAATACTGGATTATGTCTTAGAATTATAGTATCTGAATCATCACCATTAACAGTTTCAACAACAGTGGTAGGTGCAAATTTAGTATTTAACCACCTCTCAGTATATTTCTCAACGTCATCAATCATTAAACCAATATCAGTATTATTTAATAAATCAGTTCCAATTCCAGTTGTTCTCCTAACCCCAGCGACAGAAATATAATCCATTTAAAAGATCCTCCCACCCATTATTCCAACTAAACCCATAAGAACACCTATGAATAAAGTAGCCCATTGAGGCAATCTCTTACTCAAGTTTTCTGATAAGTTTTTAACATCTTTCTTAAGAGTACTAATATCGTCTTTCATATCTATAACCATTTGCCTGGTTACTTTCTCAAATGATCCATTAGCTTTAACCATTTTTAAACCTCTTTATTAGAATTTTTTCTATATTATCATTGAATGGTATTCCATCACCATGAGAAATCGCTAATGTTAATTCTTCTCTAGACCCAAAAACCTTAACAATATCTTTAGCAGTCTTCTTACCAATTCCTTTAATTTTAACCAATTCGTTTGAGAAATTATTATCTTTTTTTTTAGTCTCTACCTTAACATTACCTATTTTACTCTCAAATGCTTTAGGTTTAATATTATCTTTAATCAAATCAAAACCATAATCTACACCTAACATCTCTGGGAGTTCTATAGTATCTCCTTTCTTAACTGTTCTCCATTCAGGACAATAAGGTCTAGGTAAATTAGGAATCTTTATCTTTCTATCTCTTCCGTTATTTATGAACTTTACCATTTTATTTATATTCCCTCAACCAAGATCTCAATACTAACACTTTCCCCTGCTGTTGCAGAAGCTAATGATAATACTAATTGACTACAGACTACATACTTATCGTATTTAGCTGTATCTCCTCCTTGTGCATCTGATAAATCAATATCAGAACCTGTGTTATCTTGTAAGATTACTTCAGGATAAACTACTACATCTGTATTAGCAGCTGCCAAGTCTAGAACTTTTTGAGTTTTTGCTCCACCTACAGTATCAAGATCAACTGTACAAGTATTAGTTGGATAGTTAATAGCAACTGCGTGGATTTTTCCTCTTATAATACCATTAGTTGTTGCTGTTGCTGTTGTTGCTCCAGCAGCTACTGTGGCAGTAAGATTATATGTTTGCATTCCCATTTACTTATTCCCTCCTTTTTTTTGATTTAGATTTTTTAGCTTTTGGTTTTGTTTTACTGACGAACATATTCTCTCGAACATGACCAACAATTAAATTTAAATCATTCTTATCGGTAGTATTAAAACCTCCTCGAATGATAAATTTTCCATTGCTAAGTTTTTCAATAGTTTTCATCACTTAGAGAACCCAATTTATTATTTAAGTATTATTACTTTTTATTTTCTGTATTATATCAGAAAATGAATAAACTGGGTTTCCTAATTACTCTTGTTTAGCGTTAACGAAACTATCTACTGCTTCCTGCATATTAGGGTTTGCTCCCCATAAACTTGGAATATCCTTCATGATTGTATCATTTAGAAATTTGTAGTCAGCTTCTTCAAGTGTCAATAGATTGTCCTTCTTAGCTTTATCGAATGATTTACTCAATCTTCCCATAAGTCTAAAATTATCTAAACCTCTAGGCATTTCTTCTGGTTTTTTAGATGAAATCAATACAGATAACATCTCTATAAGACTTTCATTTAACTCAGAACCATTCTTATCTTTTGACACCCAACTCTTAATTTTTATATTTCTCATTTAAACCTCCTTGATATATGGTATTGGAATATCTATATAAACTTTTCTACTGAAAGAGAAAGAAATAGAAAGGAAAAATAAAAAAAATAAAAAAAAATTGGTTTGTGTGTATTACTTAACTTTATGTTGCTGCTACTGCATCATAAGCAACTAAATATCTCATTGTTCCTGCGATATCTACTGCTATCTTATGGGTTTGGCTACCTACAGTTCCAGTTGCTATTGTTGCTCCTTGGCTACCATCTTCTTCGGCAAAGTCAATAACATTTGTTATAGCTCCTGCTAAACTAATAGCATTTGTTACAACTGATGTTGATGAATCTTGTCCTTCGATATATATAGCGTTTGGTAAAGCATCACTCGCTGGTGTTGCTAGGATTCTCATAGCTGCTGTCTGATTACTAGACATACTTCTAATATCTATACCATAATCCAAATAGTTAGTACTTGAGCAATTAACATTAACTCTTATACCAGCTGATGAACCTGCGATATTTGATTTTATTAGTGGTCTGATTTCCAAACACATCACTTCTTGTTCTACGGCTGCTCCAGCATTTATAGTCGCACTAAGGATTGCTCCTGCTAGAGGTGGTCCTCCAGTTTGTGTGACTGTTTTACTTGCTGCTACATCCACAGTTCCAAGTAGTCCTGCTACTTCGCCTATTTCACAAGTATCTGTTATGTCTACTCTTCCTCTTACTGCCCAACCATTTACTAGGTTGTGCCCTACTGAAAGATATCCATAACTTGGATTCATATAACCAGTTGAATCTGCACTTGTAGTTATTCTGTTAATGTCTCCAAAAACATAAACTGCAGTTGCTCCAGCTGTTATATTTGTGCACTTTAATATCAAATGATCTGTTTGAGTTCCATAAGCTAAAGCTGTACTATAACTTCCATGTTGGAATACTGCTGATGCACCAAGTCCTGTCTCATCTAATTGAGCTACAGATACATTGATAGCAGTTGTTGTTGCTCCAGCTAAAACAAGCTTACCATTTACGGTTAGCTCATCTGTTATAGCATCTCCAAAAGTTAAATCTCCTGTAACACTTAAATCTCCTGATAGGGTTATTGAACCATCAACATCAATATCCTCAGATATTTGTTTGCTGATTGGTCTGAAAACTCCCACTGCATTATTTCCCATTTTTATTTAAAAATGAAAAATTAAGCAGAAGCTCTTTTAACCACAGCAAGGATGTAAGCTGTACCTACAGTACCTGATGTCAGTTTTATTTCACATGGATCGTTTGAATAGTCTATTGTGACTGTATCTTCTGATACGTCTCCAGAACTATCTACGACACAAGCGTGTACCCAATATGTATTAGCAACGTCAGTTATTGTAATTGTATCGTTCTGAGCAGCTTTTGCACCACTCATATAGATCAACTCAACACTGTCGTTAAATACATTTAATCCGTCTGTTCTTAAAGTTTTTTCTGTATCGGTCATTTTTCGTTATTTTAAACCTCCTTTCATTTTATTAAGGTTGTTTTTGATTTTAGTGACTTATCTGTCATTTCGTTCATTTAAAATAAAAATAAAAAATAAAAAATATTTTTTGTTTCCTTATGCTATGTTATCGATAAAGCTATTAAACGCAGTGTTTCTCATAATCAAACATTCATATATTTTCAACATGAATTTCTGTGAATCATTGGTCTTTGCTAGTTCTTCATAGGTCATATCCTGTAGTACTCTCATTTCTATGAAATCCATGTCAAGGAAGTAAATTTGTTTAGCTCCTGTTACATTGGACAAACTCATAGATGGGATTACTGGGATTGGTCCTACCATAGAATTGATAACGATTTGTGGTGCGATTCCGAACGGCAAACTTCCACCTTGTACCATATCTGCTGGACTAAATCTGAAAACATCAATCATGATCTTTCTCAAATCTCCTACAACAGAACTGGATGCAATAGCTAAGTTTGGTCTTCCTCCATCATCAAATGCATATTGTACAGCTGTCTCAACGTCTTCCCATGCTAGAGCAGTAGCTGATTTATCCACAACGTTAGTAGTACTCTGTAACTTCACAATTCCTGAGAATTCTGTAGCTGTAGTACTTGCGTCTCCGTTTACGATTAAATCTTCTTCCTTCTCTCTCAAAGCTCTAACTCTCATTAAAACTTCAATTTGTTTTGCATTAGGTCCTGTTTGAGAACTGAATGGATTAGCAGCAACATTACCTGCTCCTGAAGGTTGAAATCCCTCTAGGATATAACTTGGGTAAGCAGCTTGTGCTTGTCCAGTTACTCTTCCTACAGCATAAAGATATTTTATGGCTGTGGATGCTCTTTCTAAGGTATCTGTTTGTTCACTTTGTGCAGAATCTTCTGCAGCTGTGACAGCAGCTCCCTTAGCTGTAATTATGTTATAATCCGCTGTAATACCTTGATTAGTAACTCTTGGTAACAATTCGATCAAAGGTGTGTATTTTCTTGTAGTATCGACAACTCTTGGATCTACAAAAACAGGGATCATTGCGTATCCTGCTGTTCCTGCTCCACCTGTTTGGGTGTTAAGAGCTTTGAATCCTACATTAAAAGCGTCCTTTAATTCTCCTCTCATATCATTACTGTGGAAACCATCAACGTATCTAGTTTCTGACTTTAATTCACCGAATGAATGCGTATAAGATCCTGCATTGTTAACTGGTCCTGTTCCTATCATTTTTATTTTAAAATAAATCTAATGGGGACAAAGAACGAGCTTTAACTTCTGGAACGTCTTTAATATTAGTCATCATAGCTTTATGCTGTGGTGCTTCTAATACTGCTTTCAGTTCCTTAAGTTCCTCTCTTAAAGCTTTAACTTCTGCATTTATCTTTGAATCGGTAACCTCATTAGTAGTAGTTGTTTCTGTCTCGGACTTTACTTCAGCTTTCGCTTCAGGTTTTTCCTCAACTTTAACTTCTTCTACCTTAGCAACTTCTTCTTTCTTATCTTCTTCGATATTTTTTTGTTCTTTTTCCATTTTTAAACCTCCTTTCATTTTTTTAATATTATCACCATTATTAGATGAGCGTGATTCAGTCAATGATTTATCTTTTGATTCTGTCCCTGGTCCTGGTCTTTCTAGTCTTCTCATTTCTCCACCACATTTAGGACATTTAAGTTCTTTACAATGATCGTCACTCTTTACTTTGTGACCACACTTTAGGCACTCACAATTAAAGGATTTGTCTTCTTCTGATTCCTCTTCTTCTTTCTTCTTCTTTTCGTCTTCTGATTCTTCTTTCTCTGATTCCTTAGCTATATCGTATTTAGGTTTCTGTGCTTGAGCTTTATCCTCTTGTTCTTTAATCCAGTCAAGAGATTTAGCCATTACATTAGTCATAGAGGCAGAAGGATTAATTGGATTACCAGTGACCGCGGTATTTAGTAAATTAATTTGATTTAGCATTCTAACCTCTTGACCATCTTTCATTATCTTTTCTGTTTTAACTGGGATGTAAGCAATAGAGAAAGCATCTAAGTAACCATCCTTTAATGATCCCCATACTTCTTGGAATCTAGTATGGTGTGGATTAATTTCTGCTTGTACCTTAAGTCCCTTACTATCTATAGCAGAATCAACAACTTTTCCAATAGGAATAATTGTTTTGTTAGCTTCAACTTCAAAATCATTATTTCCTCTGTAGCTTTCGTGTTCAACATCTAGTTTTAGGTTTTTAGTTTTTAATTGTCTAAACATATCTTCCATACAGTTCTTTGTTATAATGTCATTAATTAAATCACGATCGCCTGTAGATATATACCCCTCAATAATATATTTCTTTGAACCTTTTACTTCAATCTCTCTAAGAGAAACCTTATTAGAATTAAGTGAGAACGTTCTTTCCATCAAGAACTCAATTCAAATATATATTTAAGGATTATTACTTTTTGTTTTTTAAGAATCTATTCCTCTTATCTCTTTTTTTAAATTTATTATGAAATTTACTATGTTCTCCACCATGTAATAACTGTAGATTTTCAATTCTATTATCTGTATTATCTAAATTTATATGATGTATATGAAACCCATTTAAAATTTTACCATGATTTTTTTCCCAAATAAATCTATGCTTTGAAATCTTTTTTCCTTTTATATCTAACATAATGTATCCATCTTTTCTAATATACCCGCCTTTATAATTAGGGGATATTTTTCCAAACATTGGATTATTTTTACCTAGAAATCTTTTTCTCCTTTCTTCTTTAGATTTTTCAGAATGAATTGGTTTTCCCAAACGACTTACAGCCATTCTTTTTTTAGATTCTTCAGAATGTTTAAATCCTGTTTTTAAATCAGTATTAGTTCTTGCCTTTAATCCTAACTTTTTAAATCGATCATATATTGCAGATTTAGATTTAAATCCAAAGAAATTAGCTATTTTTTTAAAATCCCATTTATCAATATAATATAAATCTTTCATTTTATCTATATCTATTTCTATTTTATTATGAGGTATAAATCCCTTTGGTGGTGACATAACAATAGCACGAACAGAACTTATATAAATCTTTCTATTTATTCTTTTTCTTTATCAATCACAACAAAAGTGGTCCTACAATTTACATGAAAAGGGGGATTATCCCATTGCTCTCCAGTTTTAGGATCTTTAAACTTAGCATTAATATCTACTATCTGTCCATCCATTCTTCTACATAAATCAGTTAGTCTATCATCATGTGTAACTACAACTTTCTTTTGAAGTTTCTTACCACTTGATCTATATGCTAACAACTTTCCACTGGATTGACTTCTTGATAATTCTGTTCTAGCTATACTCATTGCCCTTGGTTTAGTAATATCAAAATCTTCTTCTATCTTTTTACTGATTTCTGATACACCCTCACGATTCATAATGGATCTCTCTAATGTCTGTCTTAACTTATTTAATAAATCTTCATTCATTCCTTTAATATTCTCAAAGCTATAATTCTGAATAAAACTTAATGCATCTTGATTATAAGGGATATTCATATTAAGATCTGCCTCTGCACTCTCATGTCCAACTACAAAACGATCTTTAATAAACTTAAAAATAATTTCCTTTAGCTTTTCTGCACCAAATATAACCTTTATTTTCTTAGCAAGTCCATCTAGGGATTTAATTCCATCTATTGTTCCAGTTGCCAATTCTTCTTTAACTAACTCTCTAAGTTTTTTCTTAGTATCACTCAAGTAATCTAATAGAATATTATCTAACTCTTTCTCATCACTACTCAATTCTTTTTTTTTAGGTTCAGCTTTCATACTTAATCTACTACCTAACTTAGAAACGAAACTTGCAGCATCTCCAGCAGATGTCCCACTAGCTATTAGAGTATTATACCATTCTTTTAATAGATCATCATATATCTCTTTCTTTAGTTTCCTTGCCTCTTCAGAAGGGAATCCACTAAACTTTGCTTTAGTTCCAGCATTCAACTTCTCTTTACTTAAATTAGCATCTTGAGGTTTACTGCCACCTTCTTTCTTTGGTTTAGCATTCTTATCTCCATCAGGAGCATTCCATCCACCTTCCTCTTCTGATTCATCTTTGTAATCTTCATTCTCTTCAATGTCATCCATTCCTTCTGATCTTCTTATCTCATTAACTGTTCTAAGTCCAGCACTAAGTTGTTTAGCAAATAACTCTGTCTTCTTAGTCTCGTCATCTACATCGAACATTTGATATTTGAATTTAAGCTTAGGGTATTCGAACTCACTTATGATTTCTTTGTTAAGATGATACTCTAGAAGTCTAAGTAATGGATTAATAGCTTTTCTTCTAAAGACCTGTGATTGTACTATTTCAGTTGACTTCTTGCTATCTTCAGTATAACCTAGCTCAGATGGGGTTACTCCGAATGATGCCCACACCATTTTGAAGAACCATTTTTGACTTGTAATCAAATCTAAATCTTGTGCTGAGAACTCAATCTTTTCAAACTTAGGTGTTCTATTGATTAATGGGACAGTATTATGGTTTCTCTTCCAATTACCAACAGCATCTTTCTCTTGTAATTGTTGTTTCCATGCTTGACCAAATGCCTCTAACTCTTCAGCACTGGCACCCTCTAATCCCATAACACCTTTAGGTACGTTATTCTTGTTAAAGTAATCAAGGTAATATTGCATAGAATAAATAAGCATTTGTACTGTCTCTTCTAATATCTCAACT